TCTGGCTGTGCCAAGGCTTCTTGAGCAAATCCCATAGCGTCATACGCATCGTCTAGGCATTTTCTTGCCCATAATTCTTCATTGAAGTACACACCGCTAACGCTAAATCCCTCAGCGGCATTTGTTAGTTTTTCCAACGCCTCAAGCGCCAGTTCTAATGCTTGTCTCATTGCTTGCCCTCCAACTTAGCCAGTCGGTCACCCAACTCGCGTATCAGCATCTGAGCCACGTCTAGCTCCGCCATAAGCTGCTCCCTGGTCGGGAGCTTAATTCCGCGGATAGATTCCTGTTTAGCCTTGCTCTCGCGCTCCACGCGGTTGAACTCTTCCCGCTCTTCAGGTGTTTCAGTGATCATGCTTGCCTCGCCTTCATTTTTGCGTCTATACAACCTTTACACACATATCTGTGCATACCAGTATTGAACGATAAATCACAACCCTTCTCAGGCCGTGATTCCTTCTGGCATTTCCAACATATCTTCGTCTTGTTAGATAACCATTTGTTCGCTTCCCACGTAGTTTCGGCAATCATTTGGTTCTGCGCCATTGTGTTACGCATAGTTCCACCCCCATCCCTATGTGTTGGATGCTTACTCATCTTCGTCCTCCTCACACATATCGCAACCGGGGTGGTCGGGGTCCCTGCAATTGGGATGCGCCCAGAGGTGGCTTCTGTATTGCCGCTCAAACCTATCTTGTGCTTTGAGCTCTTCAACATCGTATTCGTTAATATTAATCATCGGGCGTTGCCTTCCAGGCGATCCGCGATCAAAGTAGCGTAGCCGGCGATGTCCACCCAGTGGTCTACCACGTCGGGGTCTCCGTTGACGATGCGCCCCATCTTGTGCACGATCATCTCCAACGCCTCCCACTGGTCATCAGCAAAGGTTTTGTCGTGCTTGGAGGCGTGAGCGGCCATGGTGCGTTTGATTGCTTGCATCAAGGCGGCACCGTCTTTGAACTTGCCGTACATCTGTGCACGTGCGTCCAAAGTTGCGTTTACATCAGAAACGGGGTCTGGAAAATAATGAGCAGCCCGCTTTGCTTTTTGCTCGGGTGTTTGCTTGGCCTTTCTCATTGCAAAATCCGCTTTTAGCAATGCTTCGTGCTCTAAAGAGGGGCCAGGTGTGCCATCGTCTTCAGGGGCGAGCGTAGTGCTGTTCGCACTGGTCTTGAGCTTGTAGACGTTGGACATGCTCATCTTAAATTTAGCCGCGACTTTTGAAGCGTTGGCCGTGGGGTTTGCTACGAAATAATCGAAGACTTTTTTGCCTTTGGGGGAGAGGGATTGGCTCATAGTGAATACTCCTTTGGTGGTTGATATTTCTTTGCAAGTGCTTTGTTTTCTCTGGCAGTTTTTAGGCGCACTGCTCTTTCAGTTTTTATCTGTTCTTGGGGGACTACGACTTCTTCGGTTGTAAATCTATGCCCATTGCCACACTCTCTTCTGCGCCTGTAGCGCATAACAGTGTGGCTTGTCTCGTTGATCGTGGTCCAGGCTCCGCATTCTGGGCAATTCATTCTTGGCTCCCTGTCTCAACCCAGGTGCCGGGAGGGGCCGGGGGCGCTTGCTCTTCTTCCATACTGGCGTCTATTGCAGTTTCTTCGCGGACTTTCATCATCGCGTCAGCTATCTTGTACGCACTACGTGCAATGGCTTCGGCGTTGTTATCTGCGTTTTGTAGATCGCATATTTGTCCTCTTGCATCTGGGTCGCAACCCATGAAGCGGACATAGCCACTGGCGATGCCGGAGGCAAAATAATCTCTTAATAACATGCCCTTACCGTCTCTCATATGAGGGTTAGGAAAAGCACGTAGTAGTGGCTTGAACTTCACATCATTCTCCTTTCATCTTTCTTAAATACTGTGCGGATGATACACCAGATTCTTTTGTTGTGTCTAGCGTATCGAAATGTCTCGCCGCCTCTTCGAGAGCGGCTTCCCAGGCGTGTTGCCACACGACAGAAGACCAACCGTGGTCATCTGCGAAGGACCGTGGGCCGATAAACTCGTCAAATCGTACTTGAGACATTTTCATGGTTGTTCCTTCTCATCGGCTTCATCAGCCAGTTTCTTCTCTTTCTCTGCTTGCTTCTTCAATGCCACGATGGAGTCGATGCGACTAGGGTGCAGTCTTGCTTGTAGGAGGATGTAGCGATCATGTAGATCGACGTAGGCGAGGTCTTTCTCGGCCCATCGGATTTTCCAGACCTGTAGATTTTCTATGAGTTCGGCGGCTTCGGTGAGCAAGTCTGATAGGTCCTTGTCGCGTGTCATTTGGGCGGCGTGTGTAAGTCGATTGACAATCATTTAATTCTCCTTTGCGGTTGCGATTTCGTCTTCTAGGTTTGCGATCTCTTCGGGGGTGAAGACGCGAGTGATGTTGATTCGTCCTCGTCCGTTTTTACTCTTTGTTGAAGCGGCGTCAAGATAGATGGAGGTGATATCTATTTGTTCCGGTAGCCATGAGCCGTTGACCTCGAGTGGAGGCAAGACGTCAAAGATAATATTTACGGACAACTGGACGTTTGACTTGTACATGTTGGGCAGCTTTCTTTGATTTCTTGAGTTTTCTTATTGGTTTGGGGGGAGGAGCGGCGGGGAGCATGCCGTTTTCTTGCAGTACCTCTCTCTCCACGACTGTCTTTAAAGCCTCATCAAAGGCGGGGTCCACCAGTACTTGCATCTGGTCTCCCATCCCTCTGCCGTGAAACTCGCTCAACTCTCTGAGCTTGGCGTAGGTCTCCATACGGATGGCAATGCTCATCCAAGGTTTGGCCCTTTGTAGTGGGGGCGTGTATGGTTTACGCGGTCTTTTTGTAGCCATTAACTCTCCTTTCTTTTGTATAAAACGCAGTGTATCGAAAAAACTTTATTTTTGCAATAAAAAAGGGCCAGGAGTTACCCGGGCCCGTAAGAAGTATGAGGCAACTGCAAAGAAGACCTCGCCGCCATCATACAGCCTCGCCCCAACTTGGGCCAATCTCTGTGTCTACTTTAGAGGGGACTTCCAACTCGACGGCGTTAATCATGATGTGGGCCGCTTCGCGTGCTTCTTCAATCGTTTTAACGCTCAGGGCGATCTCATCGTGGACTTGGAGCATTAGGTGAAACCCTGCCTTGTGTAGCGCCACCATGGCCGCTTTGGTCTGGTCGGCGGCGGACCCCTGGATGAGTTTGTTTAGACCCTTGTAGGTGGCCGCGCGCTTGATCCTTGGGCCGTATTCCACGATGGCTTGTTCGTAGGGGAGCGCTTTGTTTACGCCCCACTGCACGGGCTCGAAGAGGGGGAAGCGGCATTTGCGGCCCAGGAGGGTTCGGATGGCGCCACCTGAGGCCTGGTGTTCGATGCGCTTCATGACCGCGTTGACAGTTCCTTTGAGGAAAGGGACTTTGGTGTGGAAGGTGTCGATGAGCTCGGAGGCTTCCTCCATGGGAAGGTCCAGGCTATGGGCTAATTTTGCTTTACCCATGCCGTACATGAGACCCAGTCCAATGGTCTTGGCCGCCTTGCGCTCAATGCCTGCCATCTGAGCAACCATCTGATGGAAGTCAGTACTAGGGTTTTCCCTGTAGGAGATGGCCATTTTCTCTGCACCGGGCAGGTCCAAGAGGGTGGCGTAGTGCACCAGCAGGCGTGGTTCTTGGGAGGAGAAGTCGTTGGATGCCCATAGTTCGCCTTCTTCGGGGAGGAAGAGGGAGCGCACCATGGGGCCGATGATTTCGTGGCGTGCGGGGACTTGTTGGAGATTGGGTTGAGCCATGGACAGGCGTCCGGTGATGGTGCCGCCTTCGTCATTGCGCATTTGGTTGACGTGGGGGTGGATGCGTCCTGTCTTGGCGCTGAACTGCAAGTAAGGCTGTAGGAACGTGCTGTGTGTTTTGTTTGTCTCGCGTGCTTCAACGATCAGCTTGGCCACGGGGTGGTCGCAGGATTCTAAAAAGCCTTTTGTAAAGCTTGCCGCGCCGGCAGTGGTCTTGCCATAAGCGATACCTAGTTTGTCAAAAGCATTGGCGATGCTTGTAGCCGCCCAGATGTCCACGGTCCCAGAACACAGGGACTTGAGTTCTGCAAAGATGGCCTTCTCTCGTTGGATAAGCTTGTCAATAGTCTTCTCGCACTTTTGTCTATCAAACCTGGTGCCCTTTAGGGTTAGCTCTAATAGCACGGGAAAGGAGGCGGTCTCTAGATCGAAGATGGATTCAACTTCTTCTTGGCGCATCTTGATCTTGAAGTGTTGCCAGAGCTTAAGTGTCAGTGCTGCATCTTGCTCGGCATACTCTCCGACGTACATGGCCGGGAGTTTCCAGAGCTCTTTCTTTGGATGAACACCAAAGTCGGCGGCGGCCTGCTTGAGAGCGGCCTCGGACTTAACTTCCTTGAGGTAATCAAAGCCAAGCGCATTGAGGCTGTAGGAGAAGCGGTTCTCGTCCAGTAGTGGAGCGGCGAGCATGGTGTCTAGGATGCGGCCGTTGATGGTGAAGCCACTTGCGCGAAGCCACCCCGCGTCATATGCCGCGTTGTGCATGATCTTGTCTGCGTCAGTAGCTAGGACGTCTTTTATCCACCGCTCAACAATACGTTTATCCATATTGCCGCCACCACCGTGAGCAATAGGATAGTATCCACTCCAACCGTCAACAGCCACAGCGTAACCAGCAATGAAGCCGTCATTGCGGGGCCATCCGGGGCCAAAAGATTCCATATTCGGGTCACAGGTTTCGAGGTCAATTGCAATCTCCTTTGCGGTAGATAGATTGGGAAAAGTCTGTGGGGGAACCCACTCCGTAATGGTCGGGAACATAGGCATTGTTTTCACAGACGAAATCCTTTTAATTCATTTTTTGGAAACACATAGTGCAGTGCTTGTTTGGCGCGGGTAAGTCCCACATACAGCAGTCGATTGACATCATCAGAGTTGCGCTCGTACTCTTTGGCAAAGCGCGTTGAAAGGTCCCCGAGCAGTAGTACGTTGTCTGCTTCCCCGCCTTTGGCGCCGTGGATCGTGGAGAGCTTGATAGGGATAGAGCCCGTGAGCTTTGTGCCGCGTCGCAAGAGGGCGATGATGTAGTCGCGCTTATCCTCACCAATCTTTAGAAGAGCCTCATGCCAGACGATATCCGGGGCCAAGAGCCCTTGTTCTTGTCGCAAGCGTTCCATGCTGTACACGCCGTTGGGGTCCGCGAGCCGTAGTCCTTTGTACCCGTGCTTGACAAAGTCAGCGCCTAAGTATTTGTAGACGTTCTTGACAACAGGGAACGGCAATTCTTTGCCGCGTCTGAGGTTCTCCCAACCCAGTACAGCGGACAAGATACCTTCGGAGATGCTCCGTTGGCCGTGACGCTCGAACAGCAGGCCCTGGCTTTTGATCCAGGTGTGCATTTCAGAGAGCATGTAGTTGGTGCTTGCAAGGACGAGCCAGTTGCCGTGGGTGATATCGACGTGGGAGAAATCGTTGTAGTAGTGAATGTGCCCTTCTTCGGCGCGAGCTTTCCAGACCTTGGGCTGGCGCTTCTTTATTCGGTGCACTATCTTGTTTGCGATCGCGTGGATTTTGGCAGGCACGCGATAAGATTGATCGAGGATGGTGATTGTGCCGGTAAAGTTTAAAAAACTATCGACGTCGGCCCCTGCCCAGTTGTAGACGGCCTGGTCATCATCCCCGGCTAAGAAAGAACGCTGTGATCTTTTAGCTAGTTCAGTTACTAATTCCCACTGCAACCTAGAGAGGTCTTGTGCCTCGTCGATGATGAGCGCATCGAGCATGGGAAGTCTCTCGGGTTGTTGCACTATCTGCTCGAGTAGATCAGTGAAGTCCAGTAGTGAGCGGCTCTCTTTGTAGTGTCGGTAAGCGCGCTCTACATACTCAAAGTGATACCACTCGATCTCCATGCTGCTTTGGTTGTAGTGCGTGCGCAGGTCCAGGCCCTTGATCCGTGCAATGTTGATCTCGTTCAGGATGGGGTTGTCCACCTTCACCATGAAATCTTCATCCCCGTTTTCAATGGAGAGCTCGATCCCTGCCTCCTTGGCAAAGGCCCTGTAGTCCTCTGGGGACATCATGTCCTTGGTGCCGATGCCTAAACAGCGGTAGGCCAGACTGTGAAGCGTGCGAAACCAGGGGAAGTCAAGGTCTGGATTGAGTTGGGGGAATTTTGCAATTGCCCTGTCGCGTGCTTCGTTAGCCGCCTTGCGGGTAAAGGAGAAGTAACCTATCTTCAACGAGGGAACGCCGTCGGTTAGTTCTTGCTCAACGATGTTCAACAAGAACGTCGTTTTGCCAGAACCTGGAGGACCGAAGATTTTTCTAATCTCCATACCGCTCCTCCACGTCATCAAGGGAACACTCCCACAAAATGATGGGGGTGTGTGGTCCGACGTAGGCGCTTTGGATATTGAACTCAATGTATTCAAGGGCCTCTTCTACTTCCATAGCGTCATCTTTTGTTAGGTTGTCTAACATTTTTTCGCCGCTGTAGATCAGTCGCTCGACTTGTTGATTGCCGTGCCAGGTGCAGCACGTTCCTATAAAACAGTCTTCAAAACTGTCCATTTTTAATGGCCTATCTTCATCGTTAATCAAAATGGGCTCCTCTTCTTTTGCTCAGGTGTGTTAAAGGGGGCGTCTTGCTTTTTAAATCCAGGCAAGCGCCAGCATCGGGTTGCGCGTCCTTTGAGGAATAGGGGAATAGGTTCACCCCCGAGGTCTCGCAGGCGTTGGGCCATCTTTGGTGCAGTAAGCCCTACAAAGTTGTTACGCTTTAAGTGTGCTTCAAGGTCTTTCATCCTGAAGTAGGTCTTAGCATCTTCTTCGTCTGTCCAGGGGCGGCCAAGCAAAATCTCGTCGCGGTCCATGGCCTGTTGTAAGTGCGTACAGAACTCTTCCAACAAATCCACAAAGCGCCCGGTGATGCTTGTGTCATCCGTTGCCTCATGAATCTGTTCAGACTCCACCATCTCTTTGAGTAACGCGTTGAGCATCTGTTCCCAGTCCTGCTTGCGCAGTGTTGGAGGCAAGACGTTGATCTTGTCTACGCATGCCTTTTGAAACATGTTTTGGTTGTAGAGGTGATCGGTATCTAGCTCAATGCGCTTGCCGTTGATATCCAAGAACCACAGCGGAGGTTCTGAGTTGTATTTAGACAAAGAGGATAGTTGTGGGGCATCAGGTCCGTTGGCCCCGACCCCGTGTTTGCGAGTTCTGCACAGGCCTGAATTGCAAAAGCTGTTGAGGGGCGCGTCCTTGCACTTGTACCTGTAATCTTTCTTATTGAGTTGTTTGACGAGTATCTGCACTTCGTTGTTTGGCAACGGTGGATGCACGTACTTGAAGTTGTGTTCAATAAGAGGATTTTCCCAATTTATGGGAAAGATCTTTTTAAGATAAATACCAATGTTGAACAAGGTATTGTTGCGGCCCCCTTCGGGGACGCCTTGTGTACATAGAGCCTGCAAGCACGGAGGGCCGTCAGCAATGGGTTGTTCTGCTTTCTTAGGAGGCTCAGGTATAGCTACATCAGGGTCTTGTATATTGGCCTGGACCAGCTCATAGAACTCTTCTAAGGTAGCGGCGCTCCCGTCTTCTTTGATCCCATAGCGCAGAGTTTGATCCCCTCCGAAATAGGGCAAGTTGAGGAAGTTTCCAGTGTCTCCACGGTCAACCAAAATCTCAGCTTGCTTGGGGAAGATTTCGCGCCCAGCTTCGCCCAAGAGTGCGGCAGAGGACTTTAAGTACTCCTGCATGCGTGCGGCAGCAATCGGCTCCTTGGTAAACAAGAAAACGTGCGCGCCACCAGACTTGCTCCTGCAAACAACAAGAGGCAACTCCAAGCTTTTAATCTTCTTGACTAGGCCAGCATGATCCAGTGGATACTGGTCAATATCAATACAGCCCCAGATACAGGTGTTATCCGCCCGGATCGGGATAATTCCAAGACTAGGCTCAACACCTGTGAGATGTTTTTCCCAGAGGTCATCGGTGGGTGGTTTACGTACGACAACAGCTTTACCTGCTTGCTTTCCGTCCCCGCGAGACCCTTCAATTTTGTATGTTCCATAGGCAATATCTAAACCAGAGAATATGGCCTTGAACCGTTCGATGTCGGTCATTATGCTTTCTCAGGTGATGGGGCCTACATAGTTCGTAGGCCCCGAGTTATTAGAATATGGTCTTGTTAGAGGCTTCTAGATCGCCCTCATGTTTTACTTTGACCTCTCCAACACTCACCTGACTAGCAAAAGCTTTTGCGCTTAAGTACACATCGTCTTTGTCAACTTGACCGATACGCTCAATCTCCCAACCAAACCATTTGCCCTTGTCGTTTGATTCACCAACGGTGCTCAAACGGTACATCTGGCTGTACATGGGAGGCGTGAATAGGCCATTGCTTCCCTGCATCTTGACTGACTGCATCATGGAGTTCCACTTGCGCGACTTCTTAAGTTGCGTGGACTTCATCACAATCAATGCAGGGCTTGAGATGCCTTGCTCATCAACCACCATCACATAGTGATTGGCGGTGTTCTCGATGTAGTTACCATTTTCCAGGTACTCTTTGTTATCCGCAGGATCGCGATGCGTCTTGGATAACACGTCACTGGTTGCAGGGTAGATATGGATCGGTGCACCACCGCTACCACTACCACGCGGAGCCCACTCAATGTACTGGCGTACATAAGCGCAAGGCACCACGGTAATACCCTTCTTGCCGTCGTACAACTCGCCTGTCACGGAGTTATAGATCATGCCCGGTAAGGCACCATCGATCTCACCTACTTCGGGAGAAGTGTTGGTGAGCAGTTTCAAAAAGGGAAGAGCAAAGTCTTCCTGCCCCATTCCTGCAAAGCTAGATGCAGCGTCTTGTTCAAAATCGCTCATCAATGCAACAGCAGTTGAAGGGGCCTTGGGTGCTAGTTCTGTTTTAGCCATGATAAATTTCCTTTTTTCGTTAAGCGGATTTAATGATTGCTTTTTGGCCAATGAATGCGCCAAATAGATCGGTGGGAAACTCGTTTCCTCGTTCCACCTGCTCTTTAACCCATGCCTTGAGGGTCATGGGTTCTATCTTCTCGGCTTGTTCAGCAGGGTAGCCAGACTCACCGAGTAGATTTATTAGACGAGAACAAAGCTCGTCTTCGCCGCGTCCAAAACGGACGCTGACAGTGTTTTTGATGATGTCATCCATGCCTCTCTCGCGAAGCCATTGAAAGGCTTCTGCACGGCGAGCTTCTGAGATAGAGGCACTATAGAAGGGTTTGACCTCAATGGAGGAACCATCAGCCATCTTGAATGACTTCAAATTCATCTGCGCTAGAAGTTCAGGGATTGACTCTTCAGTCAGTTTCCGAAACTGCGCTTTACGCTCTTTAAGCGTCTCCTCCATGTCTCCAACTTCTTTCTCAAGTTCCTTGGCGCGTTTTGCTAAAGCAGCAACACCGATAAGGTCCTCGTCTTGTATCTTTAGAGCATCTGCATCTTGTTCAAACTGGGTCGTAAGACTCATATAATTCTCCTTTCTTAAATAAATCAACCTCAACGGGAATGTAACGCTTTTCGCGCTTATCCCACTTGAGACACTTGAATCGGCCACCATTTTTTGCAGCGGCCACTGCACATGCGATACCTATTGCTGAAGGGTCTCCAATTAGCAATAGATAGTCAGCATCGCTAAACTTCTCCAACTTACGTTGGATTCTTCTTACCGTAGGAACGCTCGAGAAAGATATCTGAGCATTATCCGGAAGTAAGATTTCAATCGCCCCGTATGTCATCGCCCCAGAAATATTGTGCTGCAATGTCTCCTGGATTACGTACACAATTGGCTTTTTTTCAATTGACACAAATTCTCCTTTCTAAAAATGAATGACCAGTGTACACTACGAAAACCTGGTCCGCAACCCCCAGCAAGAAAGAAAGAAATGACTGATACTTTTTTACAAACTTATCCCTATAGGAACAAGCCTTTTGTGCATCAACAGGCCTATCTTCAACGTCACTGGAACGCTCCGGTAGCAGCTTTGTTTGCAGATATGGGAACTGGTAAGAGCTACATGCTTATTAACAATTTCTCAATTCTCTACGACAAAGGAATGCTCAACGGAGTACTCATAGTAGCACCAAAAGGAGTGTACCGGAACTGGGTTGACACCGAAATCCCTAAGCATATACCCGAACACGTGCAATATCGTATGGCCATTTGGAATCCTCAGCCGAGAAAGGCGGAGGCCCAAGCGCTTGATCGTTTGTTCGATATAAGCGAAGACTTAAAGATTTTGGTTATGAATATTGAAGCCTTTTCTACAGCGAAAGGCACTAAATACGCTAGTCGGTTTTTGTTGTGTCACGACGCAATGATGGCGATCGATGAGAGCACCACAATCAAAACACCTACCTCGGCGAGATCAAAAAACACAGAGAAAGTAGGCCGTGGTGCGCGGTTCAAGCGCATTGCTACAGGCTCTCCGGTGACCAAGTCTCCGATGGACTTGTATCAGCAGTGTGCCTTTCTATCTCCCAACTGTTTGAATGCTGCAAGCTACTACTCGTTCCAGGCGCGCTACGCGGTTGTGATTGAGCGTAGCGTGGCCACGCATAGCTTTAGACAGGTTGTTGGATACCGCCGGCTTGACGAGCTCAAAGAAAAGCTGGACCGCTTTAGCTTTCGGGTCAAGAAGGAAGAATGCCTGGACTTGCCAGACAAGCTCTACGTGAAGCGGGAAGTGGACTTGACTGACGAGCAGGTGCGCGCGTACAGGCAGATGAAGGACTTAGCCTTGTCCCAGTTTAAAGAGGGCATCACCAGCACGGTTAATGCATTGACGCAGTTGATGCGCTTGCATCAAATTGTTTGTGGTCATGTGAAGTTGGACAACGGAGAAGTGATTGAACTGCCCAACAACCGCATCAATGAATTGCTGTCGATTGTTGAGGAGACAGACGGCAAGATCATTATCTGGGCCAACTACCGTTATGACATCGAGGCCTTGAAGCTTGCCCTGTCAAAAGAGTACGGCATGAACTCGGTAGGTATGTACTACGGTGGCATACCTGATGATGAGCGAAAGCGGGTTCTAGCAGAGTTTCAGGACCCGGATAGCGAGATGCGCTTCTTTGTTGGCAACCCTAGCACAGGAGGATATGGCCTGACGCTGACTGCCGCGCATACCATGATTTACTACAGCAACAGCTTTGACTTGGAGAAGCGTCTGCAATCGGAAGACCGAGCGCACCGCATTGGCCAAACAAAAAACGTGACCTACATTGACCTGATTGCCGTGGGAACGGTGGACGAGAAGATCGTCAAGGCTTTGCGGGACAAAATTAATATCGCCACCCAGGTGATGGGAGAGGACTTTAAACAATGGTTGATCTGATACCGATTCGCAAGCTCTATGTGTACGAAAAGCTTGAACAAATAAACGAACCAACAGGACGTGTTTACGGCGATGAAAGATTGCCAAGCGTTACCCGGATTCTGTCCGCTACCAAGGACCGGGCGCACCTTGACGCGTGGGTCGCGAGGGTTGGTGAAGTGGAAGCGGAGCGTATCAAAAACGAAGCATCCACTGTAGGCACCCACATGCACAACGTCATCGAGCGCATGATTGCTTATAAGAATTTACCTCGTCCAACCAACTGGCTTATGACTAAGGGTTATGAGATGGGATATAAGTTAGTGAATACTTACTTTTCTCACATCTCTGAGATATGGGGGTCAGAGGTGTCTCTTTACTATCCTGGGAAATACGCAGGCACAACGGACTTAGTGGGTATATATAGGGGAAAACCCGCTATCGTTGACTTTAAGCAGTCGGTCAAGCCTAAGCGTGCGGAGTGGATTCAAGACTATTTTCAACAACTTGCCGCCTATGCTTTGGCCCATGACATTGTCCACGGCACGAATATCGATTTTGGTGCGGTGCTTATCTGTGTGCAGGATGGCACGACGCAAGAATTCACGACCGCTGGCCGTGAATTTCAAAACCACAAAGACGAGTGGCTAAAACGCGTGGAGCTGTTTAGGCAGCAGGCTGTTGTCCCTGTGCAAGCATCGGACTGATGGTGTCGTTAGGGAACAGCGACTGAAACATCTCCCGACTTACAGACGATTGAGAACCGGCCCCTGGTGCCGGTGCACCAGGCTTCTTGTCTAACAACCCTGGTACGCCTTTGGACGGCACCGTTGGAGGCAGTCTACGAAGTTGTTGAGCAGCAGGCCCAGTGGGAGGCCCGGTTTGTATCAAATTCGTCCTAGGCACTTCGCTCTCGTAAATACCCAAAGGCGCTGGGATGCGTGTGGCTATCGTGCGACCAAGCAATTCGGCAAAGTTCGACGCATAGTTGGCTTCTTGTTTTTTATCCACACCCCGGCGCAACAAGGCCGCCATCATTTGCGGGTCTTGCAAAGCCTTTTCTATGGTACTGCGCACCATAAAGTTGGGCATCTTGTCAAAGATTTCACGTACATATTTCGAGCCGGCAGAAGCAGCAATCAGGGAGCCTGGTCCACCGCCAGACACACTAGTACCGATGTTTGCACCGACGATACGCATGGCCAACTCTTCTACAGCACCGGCGCCGTCCAGAACTTTGTTGAGCTCATTCTTATTGCTCATGGCCTTTTCAACCCGCATCATTGGAATCATCAAACGCTTGAGGTTGTTCACCTCTTGCTGGCTAATGATGTTTTGACTGCGCATAATATTAACGATCGAGGGCTGATTAGCGCCCAAAGGCTTTAACAATGCATCATTGAATCCCTGGATGCTAAATCTTCCGTCGCCACCTGCCTTGGTATAAGCATAGTCAAACAAGGTGGACTTCAATCCATTGACCGCATCTGGCCCGCCTGCATTTGCAAGCTTGACCAAACCAGAAATGTTCTTGACTGGAAATTTACTATTGAGCGCATCAATAACAGCATTGGTTGGATTCTCAAATTTCAACACCTGAGCAAACGCAGACTGATTTGCAATAGTCTTGTTTATTTCACTGTTTTCGTCCCGTATTGCACGAAACGCAAGTTCAGCTTTCTTTGCGTCTTGCAAGTCGGCATAGATACCCAGCTTCTCCAGCATTGGCTGATTTTCAGCAGCAAATTTCTCCAGCATACGAGGATTCAAACGACCCGTTATAGGGTCAATTGCTTTTGCAGCAGCCAGACGATACACACGATCTTGTGCGTCTCGAATCGAGGCCACTTGCATGTCTGCCAAATCGGCCTGAGGCTTTAATGCCAAAGCCAATTTACTGCGCTTACCATATCTGTTGACAGCATCGTCGTATTGAGTACGCATGAATTTCACTGCGTCTTCAACCTCATTCATACGCATTGCAGTTACATCAGCGTTGGAGCCAAAAGCTCTTGACACCAGTATTTCCGCGGGCATACGCTCTGCCCCGGTCATGGTCTTTGATCCGGGAGCCGTCATACTTACATCGGAAGCAAAGGTACGAGTGAACGTGTCGTTCAAGGCCTTAGAAAAACCTCTAGCCTGATCGAATGCAGGAGCCTTTAATGTCTCCAAATCTTTGAGAATGCCTTCTGCTAATACGCCGTAGAACCGGGCGTTTCCCATTTCACCCTTGCCGGCGGCTTCCCGCGCAAGAGATAACAGATTGCTTCGATAGTTGACCATCTCGCCAACACCCATATCGTTGAGCCTTGGAACAAACCTGTCAGGCACTTTCCCTGTTTCCAGGAACTCATCCGTATTGCGACCAAGTTTGTACTTCATGACCGAGGCATCATCAATGCCAAAGGTGCGAATGATGTCTTTGACCAGTTTAGGTGTTGTGTTCTTATAAACGACGTCAGCAATGCTCAAGGTTGCGTCCAGGAATGCACGACTTGTGTTAGTGGGAGGAATCTCTGCGCCCTTGAGCACTGTTTCACGCAGAGTGATCATGGGCCACTGGCCCGTTTTCTCGTAAATGGCCTCGGCCTGTGGGCCTTCCATTGGCACCTTCCTAGGGGGACCTTGGACTCTCTTTACGGGGGAAATCTGACGATCCGCCGCGCCCCACAGTTCGTTTTCCATGTCCCGAGCCTGTCGCAATGCAACCTCTGTCTCTGTCTTTACGATGTCCCCGATCTCTCTACGAGCACCGGGCGTATCTTTGGAGATAGCCGCTATCTTTTTAGCAGCAGTCGCATCTGCCGCCGCAAGGCGACCATTGAGCATGGCCGTGTAGGCGTCTTGTTCTACTTGTGCCGCTTTTCGCAAGGCATCGGGAGAGCCTACTTCTCGCAACCTTTGAACCAATAGCTTGTACGCGAGCAAGGAGTCTTCTCCCTGCTTGACTGTTTGTCCGGAGAACTCCGCATTGGTGCGAGCAAGAGATGTCTCTAGCGCAGACAACGTCATGTTGCCTGTTTTCTGTGCGGCCGTTGGCGAACCTCCTCCTGGAGCGGATTGCTCCAAACGGCGAATAAGCAAAGGAATATTTTCTCCAGTGCCTTCCAAAATCTCGTACAAACGAGTAGCGGCTTTTCCTTCTTTGGCCGAAGCACTGCTGGAGTTTCTGAGGTTCTTTGCCCAGTCAGTAACGTCACCCACTGAGTTAATTATGAAGCGGCCTGGGGCAAAGATGCCACCGATTACTTCTGCGCCAAAGCGCACACCCTTTTGACCAGGGAAAAGTTCTTCTGCAATAAAGGCCCCGGTCCCTGCTCCGGCGGCCGCGACTGTTTCAGCGGCGCCAAAGCTAATCGGAGTCTTACGAGCAGCTTCGCCCATGGAAGAGATGAACCGTGGGACGCGGTTACCGGTAAATTTAGGGAGGAAATAGGCAGAAGGAGAGAACGCAATTGATGTACCAAACGTGCGACCACCTTCTCGCACAGAGACGAGGTCTTCACGAAGTGGAGGCTCTTCGTATTCCTCTGGAAACATTTTTTCCAGGCCGTAGTTAACCGCCATGCCGCCCAAAAGTCCTGCACCAAAACCCAAAGGAGGGCCGAGAGGAGCAAGAGGTCCCATAAAAGGCGCTACCGCAGTGCCTGCCCGTAGTCCCAACATAGACCCAGTAGAGATAGGAAGGCTTTCCCGCACGCCCATCTTGATACCCTGGCCAAGAGCTTCGGCCTTTTCGCCAAGTGTTGGATACTCCGACTGAGAAATTTCCTGCAATGCTTTTAACTGATCTGCTGCGTTAGCGGCGGGAACAGTACGACGCCCCTGAAGTAATGAAGACGGCGCTGTTCCACCCCCTGTATCAGGTAGAGTCATTGCATCAAGCTGCTTTTGAATCTCGTCAGGAGTTGCCATGGTTTATTTCTTCCACTTTGATTGTGTTCCGTTCCACAAGAAGTTTGTTCCGCTTGGTAGCGCTTGCACTTCTTCAATGGTGTATACACGGGGAGGAATCCCTGCCTTCTTTTGAAAATTGCTTATGTCTCTTGTCACGTTAAGCGCGTTTCTTCTCGCATCAACAGTGTATGAGTCGTTGGTTGCATCTGCCTGAGCAGCTTTCAACTTTTGCATCAAGAAGTCATCAATACCCACCATGCGGCTACCAAGAGAAGCAGGGTTGTCAAAGAACGCTGGACCAATGTCCAACTCTTTTTCAATTGCCTTCATCTCCGTAGTGGCGTAATGAGGATTGTTTTGCAATGACTTAATAAGGTCTCGCACTGCCGTATCAAAGAACGTACGTGCTTCATCTGCTTTAGCATCCACTTGGCCAAAGACTCGCAAGACAGGCATTGTCTTGATGTAGGGAAGAGGCCCTGCAACCAGTCCTCTTTGATTCCATAACGTCTTTTGGTCTTTAGGTGTATTGAGTGCTACGTATGTATCTTTCGCCTCTGCCGGTACGTTGGCAGGCACCGTTCCAGGAGCCCCACTGACCGCAGTTGAGGCAGGAGGTTTTTCTGCGCCAGGTCTTGCGGTAGTGGGAGTGACAGGAGGTGTTCCCCCACGTAAATCAAGTGCAGTCCGCACATACGCAGGCAAATCATTGCGTATCTCCACATAGCTCTTCTTTCCTGTGACCGGGTCCACTCTTTCTACCATTTGTGCTTGCGTATAGTTTGTCACGGCAGACAAGAAAATTCGTTCTTGTTCTGGAGTGAGTTTTCCAGCAGCGTAGTCCGGTGCCATTGTGGAGAAGATGTTTAAAGTTGCGCCAGTTACTCCTGCACCAAACGGTCCTTTGTTACCTGCCGCGGCAGTACGTGCCTCCTGTTTGATGATTTCTCCAAACAACGCTCTCTTTTGTTTCATGAGCTCATTGTTTTTTGCCATGATTTGATCAATATCTTTTTCAGACGCTTGCAATGCGGCCATCTTGATCGCACGTTCGCCCTTATCAATCTCCGCTACGCGGGCCATCATGTCTTGAGGTAGTGTTCTGGCAGCGCCTGCCAAACGAGAAACAAAACTTCCCCGCAATGGACGGCCTTGATCGTCAACATTAGAGCCAAAACCAAAGGCCCGTTGGCCGAGAGACATCAACAGTTGTGCCTCACTTGTGCCTTTGGTATCTCCCAAAATTGTTCGATAAACAGGCTCACGTGCACGTGTCAATCCTGCCAAATCAGGCAAGCGTTCGGGTTGTTTTGCAATTAACTCTTGCATGCCTTGTTTGGCAGCAGTAACTACTTCTTGAGGATATTTCAGCAAAGGCTCTTCTTTTTCAACAGGGGTTACACCGTCCTCACCGGACCCCACTTGAAAATTTTGGACATAGCCTCCTCTTGCCATAGCAATAGGAGGAGCGCCAGCAATACCACCTGTCTCAGGAGGTGGAGGGCCCGTCATGTCTTGTGGGCCGCCGCCACCCATCATTGCCGCCATCATTTCAGGAGGCATTTCAGAAGCGCCTGGAGCCACAGGAGGAGCCATCGGAGCGCCTGGGGGCATAGGAGGTGGAGCCATTGGAGGCTGAGGCCCTTGCATCAATTCGGCAGAAGCAGGAGCAGCACCAATACCCTGCTGTTGAGCAAGTACAGGCTGCAAAAGGGCAAGCACTTCTTGTGGGGTATCTTTGGCCGCACGATATCCGACCATGTCGGCTAGTTCATCCACACGGGCATCGATGGAGCGCATATCCCCACGTAAGTTGTTCATCAAGATTTCAGGAGACTTTGGAGAACGACCCATAACCTCGGAGGCAACACGGTCTTCTTCGTCCATGTCCTCCATATCATCGTCTTCCATCTCCATCATGTCCTTAAACCCGGCCATGATGCCGACGTTTTCAACATCTTTTTCTACCATTTTGTTTTTCATATTGCCCTCTTAAAAGAGTCCTGCTTTCTTTGCACCAGCCGCAGTGGCCAAAGTACCTAAACCGATTCCCAAAGCCTGTTGGAAGGGACTAGCGGAGGGCTGGCTCGCCACTGCCGTAGACATTTGCGTAGATGGTGCGCCCTTATAGATGTCTGACAAGAAGCCCGCCTGTTGATAAGGTGCGTAGACTTTTTGCAGTTCAGTGGCACGTTGCGCATCCAACTGTTGTTGATTGAGAGCTTGTTGAGACTGGCCAACGTTATACAAGAAGTTGATATCTCCTTGACGCATAGCCTGTGCCGTTTGGCCAAGAGCACCTTGTTGGATACCCAATTGACCCATTTGAGCGCCTAGTTGGCCTAATCCAGAAGACATTTGCGCGCCTTGACCAAACTCCTGCCCAGCAAGAGAGCCGATGCCCGCGGCTGACTGGCCCAGCCCCTGGCCCAGTGCCAGTTGTCTTTGCTTGGCTGCTTCAAAAGTACCCATGCCGGCCTGTTGGGCCTGAGCATAGTTTTGTGCGTAATCTTGCATGATGCGTTGAGACATAACGTCTTGCAGGCCTCGCTCCATCTCTGCGCGCTGTACGCCTTCACGGGTGCCACCAAAAGCTCCAGATTTAACTGCCTGAGCCGCCGCACCTTGACGTGCAATATCGCCTTGACGGCGCATTTCTGCCAGGCCTTGTTGAGTAACAAGCGCCTGATAAGGATTCATGAACTGTGCGGCCATGGTGGGGTCATATTGACCGGCACCTTGTGTCATTGCCCCGATGCCTGCGGTTAGGACATTTTGAGCTTGTCCGTATTGATCCCGCGTGTCCGCACCGCGAAGCACGTTAGCCGCTTCTCCGGTAGTGCCATAGGCTTGTGTAACCGCTTGATTAGCCGCGGTCAGGTAAGGATCAAAAGCACCAATCCCTTGGCCGATAGCCGCGTTCATGGAGGTCTGCTGTGCGGGAGCAAAGCCCGCTACGGTGTAGCCAGGGAGTTGCTCTGCTAAAGGTGTTCTTCCCTCATTAAGGGCCAAACCTTTTGCTTGCTTTAATAGGTCAAGTTTATAGGCTTCAATCTCCGGGGCTTCCCGGACAATCTGTTGTGTTGTTGTGGTATCTGCCATGATCAGCCCTTCACCATTC